AGACATGTTAAGAAAACATCAACCGATGAGATGTAAACTTTGTGGTACAATCCATGGCTAAAACTGCCGCATGGCAAAGAAAAGAAGGCAAGTCTAAATCAGGTGGACTTAATGCTAAAGGTGTAGCATCTTACAGAAAAGCTAATCCCGGATCAAAATTAAAAACAGCAGTAACTACTAAACCCTCAAAATTAAAAGCCGGATCAAAAGATGCAAAACGTAGATCTTCGTTTTGCGCAAGGATGACCGGAATGCGTAAAAGACAAAAGCCTAGTAATAATACTGGTGATGATAGATTATCTAAATCACTTAGAAAGTGGAACTGCTAATGAGAGATACTAAATCAATAGAAAGTTTTTTAAGAAAGAATCTTAAAGAGATAAAAGAATTGAGTCTGTTTAGATATTTAAAAAAAGAAGTAGAAACGGGGGCTAGCGGAACTCAATCTTATGTGATAAAAAAAGGACCCAATAAAGATAAAATAGCAAAAAAATGAAAGAAGCAATATTAACAGCGTTAGGAGACAGATATAATGCACAGATATCAGAAGCTGATGCTACACTTAAAATTTATTTAGAAAATTCTGTAGGTATTGGAGAACATCCACAACACATAGATGAAATAGATAAACTAATAGAAAAAATTGCAACTGCTGAAGAAAAGTTAATAGTATTGCAACAATTTAAACTGTAAGGAGAGAAAATGGAAGACATAACACTAATAGATAAGATAAGAACAAGAATAAAAGCAACAAAAGAGAGTATCAGCGAAGCAATGTTAGCGGGTGCTGTTGACAATATGGAAAAATACAGGTATATGCTAGGACAGGCACATGCCTATGAAATAATATTACAGGAAATCTCTAACCTGCTAAAACCGAAGGAGCAACAAGATGAGCAAGGAAACGTTATCGACATCGGCCAAGGAAATCCCAAAGATTAAACTGGCACTAGAAGAAAAATACGAAGAAGAGAATCAATTACAATCAATAGACGCACAGGAACCTTTAACTCCAGAAAATATTGGAAGTGATACGGTTGATGAGTTACCTAATCCTAGTGGATATAGACTTTTAGTTTTACCCTTTACACCTAAAGAAAAAACTAAAGGCGGAATTTTATTTTCTCAAGAATCTTTAGACAAAGCAAGAATCGCAACAACATGTGGTTATGTTTTAAAGATGGGAGATTTAGCATACAAGGATAAAGATAAATTTGGTGAGCCTTGGTGCAAAAAAGGAGATTGGGTTATCTTCGCTCGTTATGCGGGTTCAAGATTACCGATTGAAGGTGGTGAAGTGAGAATACTTAACGATGATGAAGTTTTAGGAACTATTAAAGATCCTGAATCAATACTTCATTTAATTTAACAACATAGGAGATACTATGCAAGAAGATGCAAACTTAAAAGAAGATTTAATTGATGTAGGTGAAACAACCGGTGCTGAAATTAATTTAGACGACAAAGGGGAACCAGAAAAAGTTGAAGTTCCTGTAGAAGAAAAAATAGAAGTTGAACAAGTACCTCATGAAAATGAGAAAGAAGTTAAAAAAGATAAAGAAGGTGAAAGTGAATTAGAAACTTACGGTAATAGCGTTAAGAAACGTATTGCTACCTTAACTCGTAAAATGAGAGAAGCTGAAAGACAAAGAGAAGAAGCTGTTCATTTTGCTCAAGCAACTAAACTAGATAAAGATAGATTAGAAAGTAAACTTTCTACTTTAGATAAATCTTACGTTAAAGAATTTGAATCAAGAGTTACCACTAATATGGATGCTGCAAGACAAGCATTAAAAGTATCTATTGAATCAGGAGATGTAGATGGTCAAGTATTGGCACAGGAAAGAATTGCCACACTTGCTCAAGATGCTTCTAGATTAGGTGCTTTAAAAACTCTTAATGAAGAAACTTTTAAAGACGTTAAAAAAGATATTCAACCACAAACTAGACAATACGAACAACCGAGAAGACCTAGAACAGACCCTAAAGCAGAGTCTTGGGCTAAGGAAAATACTTGGTTTGGAGAAGATTCAGCGATGACTAACACCGCTTTTGACATCCATAGAGTACTTGTTGAAGAAGAAGGGTATGATCCAAAATCTGACGAATATTATGAAGAAGTTGACAAAAGAATAAGAGTTGATTTCGGTCATAGATTTGATAAGATAGAAGAAATTTCTACGGAAAGAGTAAAACCTACTCAAAATGTAGCATCGGCCAAACGTTCAGCCGCAACAGGACGCAAAAATACTGTGAAACTCTCGCCTTCACAGGTAGCAATTGCTAAAAGATTAGGCGTGCCATTAGAAGATTATGCAAAACAATTAAAAATCACGGAAGGAGTATAGCATATGGAAAACGAAAAAATAAAAACTTCACGTGCGAGTCAAACAAGAACTAAGGTCGAAGCACCTAAAACTTGGACTCCACCCTCATCACTAGATGCACCGACTGCGCCAGACGGCTACAGACACAGATGGATAAGAGCTGAAACTATGGGATACAATGATACGAAAAACATAGCAGCTTCTTTAAGAGAAGGATACGAGCTTGTAAGAGCTGATGAATATCCTGATTTTGATTATCCAGAAATGACTGAAGGCAAATTCGCAGGAGTCATCGGAGTAGGAGGCCTGTTGCTCGCTAGGATACCGGAAGAAATCGCTAAGCAAATTGAAGCTTACTATGACAGCAAGACTAAAGAAAAAGACGAAGCTGTTAACAACGATCTTATGAAGGAAAAGCAAGCAGGAATGAGATTCAGTAGTGAATCAAACTCCCGTGTAACTTTTGGTGGTTCAAAGAAAGACTAATTATTTAGTAATTCCTAACCAACAAAAAAAATAAATCAATCCGTGACTGGAGGTCCGCAAGGACAGGTCACATAATAAAGGAAACAAAAACTATGGCAAATGCAAGTAACGTAGGATTTGGACTTAGAGCGATCAATACTGTTGGACAAACTCCAGCAACTTCTGGTCAAGCTGAGTATAAAATCCAAACAGCACCAGGCGTAGCATCTAATAAAGGTGATCCAATGTCTACACAAGACGCAGGCAATCAGGGTTATCAACAAGATGCTGGCTTTACACTAACAGATGACGGCGGAGCAGGAGCAGCAGCATGGGCAAATAATGCCGATGCACTTCTAACTGGCGTGTTCAACGGAGCATTCTTTGTAGACGCTTCGGGAAAACCAACTTTCAGCAATAACATTGTTGCAGGTCAAACTACATCTGTTGATTATAATACTGGAACAAATGAAATTTCAGCGTTTATAATGAACAACCCCTTCCAACAGTATACAATTAAAGCTGATGCAGCTGTTGCACAATCCTTAATCGGTGGTGCTAACAACTTCAACACTTTAAACTATACAGCTACAGACAATTTAAATGGGCAATCAATTGCTAAATTAAATATTGCTTCTGCAGCGGCAACTGGAATGTTTAAACTAATCGGTTATGCTAATGATATTGATAACAAAGACTTCACTGTTACAGGTGGAGATGTTGTTGTTGCAATCGCTGGCGGAGCTGGTTTATACTCATAAATCTAAATAAGGAGATAAATAACTATGGCTATATCAAGAGCACAACTCGTAAAAGAGTTAGAACCAGGTTTGAATGCTTTATTCGGACTTGAGTACAAACAGTATGCTAACGAGCACGCTGAAATTTTCGACACAGAAACATCTGACAGAGCTTTCGAAGAAGAAGTAATGTTAAGTGGTTTTGCTAATGCAGCAGTTAAACCTGAAGGCCAAGGCGTTCAGTATGACGATGCACAAGAAACTTTCACAGCACGTTACACAAATGAAACAATCGCTTTAGCGTTTGCAATCACAGAAGAAGCTATCGAAGATAACTTGTATGACAGACTTGCGTCTAGATATACAAAAGCGCTAGCAAGATCTATGGCGAACACTAAGCAGGTTAAGGCAGCAGCAGTATTGAACAATGCGTTCACTGCAGCTTTTGCAGGTGGTGATGGAGTAGAACTTTGTTCTAACGTTCACCCAACATTAGCAGGAACTTTCTCTAACGAGTTAGCTACTCCCG